TGAAGAAATTCAAAGTGTTCATTTTGGCACAACAGTGGATCCAGATAAAGAGAGATACGGATTGAATTTTGGAGAATCCATACACTCTTTGCGCAAGTTGTTGCATCGTATGTCAGTGGTGGATACAGTTCCACTTAATGTCGGCGTCGGAAGTGCATATAACTTGTACCGTAAAGGTTTGTTGCGGATGCCCTATACTCCAGGATATATTTCTGGTGGATTTAGCACCACAGCAGCTGGTGTCATTACATCAGGGGCAAAAGGGTATGCTTTTAATAGTATGCACACTATGCCTTGGGTATCATCGTTATTCTTGGGTTATCGTGGTAGCACAAATTTTTGTGTGACTACGAATAGTCCCAAACTGACGTTGAATGACATTCGATTTATTCGTACTACGGATACAGGTGCATTGACAGTCGCCAACCGTTTTGTTTCACTACAAGGCAGTATTTTAGGATCTGCTTCGCTTAGTGTTAAAACAGCTGGACTAGATGTTGTCAATTTTAACCGTAATGGTTTGGCTGGTATGGCCATGACTAGTGCGGTTACTTGTCCAAGTGGTTTGTTCAATCTTCCTGATTATAATAATTACAATTTTTCATTATGTAATCCTTCTGCTTACCTTGAAGGTGAAGCAGTAGATGGTACTAATCGTCAGGGAGTTGTGGCATATATTACCACTGCCAATACCACTGCTACTGATGAGATGGGTTACACCACACTCATCACAGCTACTGGTGCTGGTCCAGATTTCACATGCATTTACTATTGTTGTACACCAACAATTGATTGGCAGGTTGGTGATCCTGTACCTACACCTTAAGGTTCCCCTATTTGGGGGCCTGTGACCTAGATTAAGTCAATAAACTGATCTTAAGATACTAAAAGCGTTGTATCTAGATATACGCAGTTCATCCGCTGTTTAAGTGATGTTGAGGATCTCAAATTTTATTTGGGACCTGCAGGGTAGCAACCTGCAATAAAAAGATATTCGTTGCAGTCGAATATTTTCTTACACTAGTCTCCGGATTCTCTGTAAGTTTGTAAAGCCATCTTTGTGGTTACCATTTGTGTTAGTAGTTTTGTACTCCGAGGGTAACCCCGGGGGAAATTTTAGCTTGGCACGAATTGTAATCTTTTACCAGAGATGTGCAGAAATTGTAC